GTGCCGGTATCACCAGTCGTGACCACCGTGCCAGTGGTATCCGGCAGGGTAATGGTGCGGTCAGCAGTGGGGTCAGTTACCGCAATCGTGGTTTCAAATGCGTCGGCGGTGGCGCCCTCAAAACTCAAACTGCCGGTGGTGCCGATCTCCAGGTTGCCGGTAACGGTGCCGCCGGATTTGGGCAGAGCAGCATTAGCCAAGTCATAGGCCGACTTGACTGCCGTGCTCGAAGCAATAGTGGTGGAGCTGGTGGTGCTGGTGCTATCGCTGACTTTGGACTGCAGACCGGCGGGAGTTACAGCGCGGTCGGGGTCAGTACCAGTCTGAGTTTCGGCGTTGGTGGCAAGCTCCAGCAGACCTTGAACGGTGGTGCTGCCAATGGGGGTGGCGTTGACAAAGGCGCTGCCGTTCCAGATTTTGACGCCGACGGGGGTCAGACTGGTGTCAAGCCAGATCTCGCCAACGCTGTTGCCGGCACTGCCGCCGGCTGCCGGACTGGCATTAGGTGCAGTCGTGCCAACGTGAACCGGGCCGACTTTGATGATGGTGGCACCAGTGCTGTCCTTGAAGAACAGGCCGGGACTGGTGGTATTGGTGTTAAGGGCAATTTGGCCGTCGGCAATCGAAGTCGTCGGGCGCTTATTTGCAGTGCCGCTGCGAAGAGACTTATGCGTCGAGGCCATTCCCTTAACTCCAATAGGACGGGATTACTGGAGCAGTCTAGTATTCGCCGTCGTCAAGTACCACGTCGTAGGTCTCAAAAACGTAGGTGAAGTCGCGCCAGGCGGTGTAGTAGTTGGCGTTTTGCAGTTTTATCAGGACGTCGCCGGGTCGCCCGCCGATGGGGACGTTCTCGGCGCTATAGACAAAACTTTCTGTGCGGTGTGACATCAGAAGGTGCCATCGTCAACCACACCGATTGTCATTTCACCCGTAGTGTTGTCGACCAGCACTTCAGCAGATTCAAGTACCACGCCGATTTGAGATGTGGTGGCGATTTGCGTGCGGCCCCACAGCAAGACAAGTGCATCTCGGACGTCCGTCACACCGGTCATGTCCGGGGTGAAGTAAGTACCGTCCGACAAAATGTCGTAGTCGTTGAAGGTGCCAGTAGCACCAGAGACAACAGCGATCTTGGTCCAGTTGGCTGTGGTGCCCTGGCTGAGAACCCAGTCGCCGACTGCCAGTGATGCAATAGGAGCCGGCGTGGTGCCGGTGCCGGCCACCGTTGTAATCAGATAAATACCGTTGTTTTGTGGGTTGGGTGCGCCAAGCGCTTGGCCCACAGTCAAACCAGCTTCGGTGCCGTACTGGTTGAGGGTGGCAACGGTGTTGGTACTGGCGTTGTAAGTGCCACCGAAACGGATGTTGAGCTGGGTGGGGCTGCCGTAACCGACAAGCAGCCAGTAGCCGTTGGGAGTTGGGCTGACTGTGCCGACCCAGATGTAGGCCGAGCGGTCGGATGGGTTGATCCACCACTGACCGGCAAATTCCGGCGTTGGAGCACTTTCGCTGACTTGGGCGATGCCGTAATCAGCCAGCTGGGCAGCAGTAACGCTGTTGTTAGCAAGGAACGCACTGCTGAAAGTACCAGTCGTGATCTTGCTGGCATCCAGGTTGGGGATATCGGTTGAGGCCAGGACGTCGCCGGTGACGATGTGACCCTGGGCGTCAATCGAAACCTTGGTGTAAATACCAGCGGTGGCGGCGTTGCTGTGGTTGAGGACGCCGCCTGCCGTTACGGTCAGACCAGTGCCAGGCTGGATTGCGCCAGTTGCACCAGCAGTGGCGACTGGTAGATCCGCGGGGACAAGAGCGCGGAAGGTGGGGGTGGCGTTGGAGCCGGTGGTGGGGCCAGCAAAAACGCGGTTGGCGGCTTGGGTGTCAAGGCCGGTCGTGATTGTGGCAACGCCGGCTGCACTGACAGATGCACTAAACGTGAGGGGCGTGGAGTCCGAAAAGACAAAGCTCTGGACGCCGGCTTGTTGGATCCAGGCCGTGCCATCCCAGGCGTAGGCAAGTCCGGTATTGGTGTTGAACCACTGCTGACCTTGGAACGCGCCGCTGCCGCTGGGCGTGTTGCCGGAGATGATTGTGCTGGAATCGGCGGCAAGTTTGGCGCCAGTTACAGCTGCTGCGCCGATTTTTGCGGTGGTGACGGCGCCGCTCGCGATCTTGGTGGCGGTTACGGCGTCGGTGGCAATCGTGGCGGCAAAACTGCCGGTGCCCGAGCCGGTTACATCACCGGTCAGCGTGATGGTCTGGTCGCCGGTGTTCGTGCCGCTGGTGGTGCCGGAGTGGGTGCCGCTGAACGTGCCAGATTGAGTAGCGAGGGTGCCGAGACCCAGCGTGGTGCGTTGGGCGGCAGCATCGGCATCATCTAGGAGTGCCCGGCCGGCAGCGGTGCAGGCGATTTCTTCGACGTTGCCGGCGCCAGCAGTGGAACGCCCCAGCAGTACGTCGGTGCCGCTGGTGTTCTGGATCTTGGCGTAGGTAACGGCGTCGTTAGCCAGCCCGGCGGTTTCGACTGCGCCGGCAGCGATGGCGTCTGCGGTGACCGAGCCCGTGGCGAGTTGGGCTGCGGTAACGGCGTCGCTGGCAAGCTTGGCGGTGGTTACTGCGTCGTTGGCAAGAGCGGCGGTGCCCAGGCCGGCGGAATCAATTTTTGCGGTGGTGACTGCGTTTGCGGCGAGTTTTGCGGTGGTGACCGCCGAATCTTCAATGCCAGCCGTAGGCGCAATGACCTGTTGGTAGGCGCTGCCGTCGTAGACCTTCAGGTATTTGCTGGTGCTGTTGACGTAACCACGACCTTCAAAGTTGTCCGAGGCGGGCTCAACACTGTCGTAGGCAATGCTCGAATCGTTGGCGAGCTTGGCCGCAGTTACAGCGTCATCGGCAAGCGCAGTGGTGCCAAGTTTGGTGGCACTGGCCTGATCGATTTTGGAAATATCAATACTGGAAGCGTCCGCAAGGGTTGCTCCAGCCTCAAACAGATCTTTGGCGGTGACTTTTTTGGTCTCGCTTGCCGAAATGTCGACGATAGGCAGTACGTCGGTGGCCGCGACGTTGGCCTCGGGAAGCTGGTTTAATTGTGTAATGCGTTGATCGGCCACGCGCCAGCTCCGGTTACGGCGAGTCTCCTAGCAGTTTAGTCCGTCACCTCGGTCATGAGGAAGTCAAGGTTTTGCTGCAGACGCAGGCGATCCGTGTCTTCCTTGAGGATGTAGCCCGATGGCTCACCAATCAGCAGTTTGATTTCGCCTGTAGTTACAAAATCAATAGCGCAGTTAATAGTTTGATCAGGCCGCACTTCTACTCCAGTGCGTGTAATCATTGCATCAAATTCGTAATACACATCCGACGAATTTGAATACACAGCATCTTCAGTAAGTTGTAAAAAGCAACTGAACTCGCTGCCGATATCGGTGCGGTTAATTAGTTGCAGCATCAACAATGAGTTCTCCACCAGGCCGCTGTTGCTGGTGTTGAAGATGCAGTCGATGGAGCCTGACCCGCTGATGAGACCGGCGGAATACATTTTTTTGAAGCGGTCGGACATTGTGGTGGTGTCCAGCGCTTCGCGGTCGGTGTTAAACGTGAAGCCGGTTACGTCGCCAAGAACGCGCTCCACGGAACCGTAGACGCTGACGTTGATGTCAATCGGGTTGCCGGTAAATGACTCCAGTGGGTATTCAACAGTGCGGTTGTTGTTGATGGCGTTCGAGAAGTCGTTAAAGAGGCGGATGCCGCCGATCGCGTTGATATTTGAATAAGCAACTACTTCATTCAAAGTTGCTCCACCGCCGTCGGGCCAGGTGGATGGCGGCAAAAAGTCCAGGCCCCGTGGGTCGTCCGTAAAAATGCGGAGTTGATCTCCAGTCAGTAGGTTTTCAACGGATCCATCGAAACCGAAACGGTTGAGGATTGTGTTGACGTCGGCTGGAGATACGGAACTGGAGAAGGTGGTCGCGCTTTTGCGGCGTAGTTTGACTTTTCCGTAGTGGCCTAGGAAATAGGTCATGCGTCAATCAGCTCGCGGAACGCTCCATCCACGGTGAACTGGATCGCAACGGAGGTTAGTTCACCAGTACTGACCTGCAGAGAGGCGTTGGTGATGTAGGCGTTGAAGGCGATGTCGTCTTTGATGTCGGCACCGCTGCCGGCAGTTTCGCCGACGCGCAGCACCATGCCAACGCGATCGTTTTCGGTGACGCCAGCGGTGGTGGTCTTCATGACCTTGGCCAAGAACTGGTCAAACTGCGTTCCAGGTTCGGTGCCCGTGGTGCCTTCGCGGCGGTAATACAGCAGAGTGGCGCTGCCGGTAGCGCTCGATGCGCCGGGGGTATAGCTCTTTACGGCGGTGTCGACTGTGGTGGTTTCCAGCAGTTCGAGGGTGGTCTCCAGTGACCAGTCGCGCAGTTTTAGTGCCTTTTCGGAGGCGGTGGGATTGATTTCGCCGGTGCCAGCGCTGGTTAGGTACAGAGCCCCGGTGCGTCCGGTGTAGAAGGCCATTGCGGCAATCCCGTTTTCTTATGCCACTTTAGCGGCGGATGGTAAACAGATTATCGCTGAAGTCGGCGATAAGGGACTGGCCGTCAGTGGTGCAGGGATAGATGGTTGCCCGAACCGTAATTTCACCTTCCTCGTCCATTTGAACTTCGCTGACGCGGAATATGCGGCGGGTTGTGGTCTCCACGCCAAGCACAAACAGGAAGTTTTCGTAGTCGGCTAGTTGGGGTGCCACGCCGTTGGTGACGGTTACGGAGTTGACGTCGATCAGGCCGCGATCACTGCGGTACAGGCGGAAGTTGTAGGTGCCTGATACCAGGTTGTTATCCAGTGGCATGTTGAGTGCTCCGCCGACGCCGACCATGCCGGTGCGGATGGCGTCCCAGCTGTTTTGGCCGATATCTACGTACACAAAAGCGCCGGGTGATATGGGATCCAGCGTGGGATAAGTTTTGAACTCAACGGCCTGGCGAACGTAACGGCGAAGATTACAGATCAGCTTTCCAAACAAAATAGCTTGCTCGGGATTTGTTACGTACAACGACAGATCAAACGTTTGCCGGATTGCATCTACTTCAAGCGTGTCGGCAAGTTGGACTTCCAGCGATTTTTTCTTGGAGAAAACGGCGTCTGCAGGAATATCGGTGTAAATGATGGAGGCGATGATGTCCTGGACGTTGGAGCCGAAGTCCATGTACTCCTCTTTGTAGGAGTCTTCGATGATGTTGCCTTGGTTGAAGATGGCGCTTACGTTGATGGTGCGGGTGATTTGTCCGGTGTTGGGGTCGTAGGGCACTGCAGGCACCAGTGTTTCTCGGCCACCGATACGGGCAAACTCCAGCAGATTGAACGGAGCGACCTCAACCCAGAACTCGCGCCAGCTGCGGGGGCTGGCGATCACGCAGTCCATAAATAGGTTGTTGGCTTGGCAAAAACGCTTGGTTAGTGCCAGCTGGCGCAGGTCGATGGCGTTAACTTCGGCGTAATTACCGATGCCATCAGTGCTATCAAGCACGGTGTCCAAGAAAATGTCGGGCGCCAGGCTGCTTGCACCGTCAGGATCAGACGGGTAGTACACATAGCCCTCGTCCCCCCAAGCAGTCCCAAACTGATCGACGCCGCTGGTGCGGATTCTGCGGACGCGGCGGCCTTGGGTTGCAAAGACGCTGAACGAGCGCAGGTCTTGGATTGTTTTGCCCGAGTAGGCATTGAAGCCGTACAAAGCAAGGTTGTTGTACAGCTGGCTGGTTATTGCACCGCTGGCGTTTAAGGTCGTGTAATCAGAAAAAGGCTGGATGAGTTGTTCGGTAACTGCAGTAAGGGTTATTTCCGGCCCTGCGTCAAAGGAAAACTGGAGTTGCGTATCGGAGTCGTAGTTAAACAAGTCCCACTCGTTGAGGTCTGCAGGATTGTTGTTTTGAGGCGGGAAATTTCGGTCTGTGCCAGTAAGTGCCAGTCCCGTAAATTGAATCGAAGGCACCGTGGTGCTTCCGCTACGCAATCTGTAAGTTTCGAGCGTGTAGGTGACAGCGCTTCCAGTGTTTTCAAGGTAGAAATAGTTTGCGCCTACTTGGCGTTCGGCAAGTGGATCGCTAATAGGCTCCAGCTCAAATGCCCATTGTGTGGCTGCTGCGGGGTCGGTTAGGCCGCTGTTGAATTTGATGTAAACGTAGTTTTCGTTGTCGGCGGCGCGGCTGATTGCAAATATGCCGGGAATGATTGAATACTGCGTTTGTCCAACTTCCTTGTAACGCAGTTTGAACAGCGATACACGCGGCTTGATGCCGTTATCGCTGGCTGGATAACCGCTGCGCCTACCGCTGCCGTATTCCATCTGACGGCCGCTGATGCGCTTGTAGACAACGGCTTTGAGCGCCAGGTCAACGATGTGGCACTGGGAAACTGTTTCGTAGCTGGCTGTTGCGATGCGTACTAGGGCTTTGGTATAAAAAACATCGTCAACGGCGCCAGACAAATTAACAACAATGCTGTCCAGATATTCGTACCGACGCAGCAGAGATATTTCTTCTGTGGTTAGTAACCTACTTCTGACATAACCATTAAACGACTGTGCTGTGTATGTAACAGTGCGTTCACAGTACTGGTTAGGGTACCCATAATCTTGAAGTCTCCAGCCTGGTGGACAACTTAACCAAGAGCCTCTGCCCCAGCCTTGGCGAGAGGGTGTGCTTCTTTCGTTCCGCGTAGCTTGATACGAGCTATAAGAAGCGACACGTATTTCACCAGAATCTGCAAGTTGTGTGGCAGTAGTAATATCAGGTCTTTGATCTTCATTAAGTAGAGCTAGAGCACTAGGGCGTAGGCGGTCGTACTCAGCTCTATCTTCGTCGGATACTGCTGGTGTGGTTGATGCGGGATCAAGGCTCGTGTAAGCAGCGGATGGTGCTCGGCCAGCTGAAATGCACTTGAGAGTTACTGCAGCATCGACGTTTTCAATGTCGGGATTTACCAGCTGTGTGACTTTGAATAATGCTGTGCCAAGTTTGAAGATGCTGGCAATATCAAACGTGCTGACAATACTGCGGCGAGCATCTTCCGCTTCTTGGCCTGGGGCATCGGATGCTCCAGATGTTTTGGTGACGCGGACTGTTAGTTCGGTATTTACAGGAATAGAAACGCCCGAGCCGGTTACCCATGGCGTCATTTGTGCATACACGCCAAGGTTGACGCTTTCTTTATCGCCAGTAGCGTTACGCAGATACAGCAACACGTTCAGCGGTACAACGCCGTAGATGCCGCAAGTATTTGATGTTGAGGGTGAATATGCCTGGCTAAAACCGTCGACACGAACGTTGGTTGATGCCGTCTGGATGCGGTAGGGGTTATCGGTTAGTTGGCCGTAACTCGTTGGGTCCGATGTTGACTGGTTGTTAAGTTCATTGTTCTGCGCGAGAAAACCGGTGGCCCCAGGATTGAAATACATCCAGAGGTTGTTGGTGATCAGGTCGCGGATAGGGGTTTGGCCGAAGGCGCTTTTTTCTGGGTCGATCGCGGTGATGGCGCCGCCGGAAAGAAGCAGCAGCATCTGGATGAACTGACTGGATCCATAGCTGCGGACGGCGGACCACAGCAGTGAACTGGTAACGCGAACGCCGCCGTTAGGGTTTGCGCCAGTGCCCGTGCCGCGGTTGGCGTAAACGAGGTTTACAGGGTCGCCGTAAGTGGCCAGCTCTTGAACGCTGTTAAAACCAAAACGCGGAGAAAAGCGTTCGTCGCGTGTTTGTTGTTGGCCGCCACCTTCCTGTTTTTGTATGCCAGGTAGTTCAGGAATTTGCGGTTGCGGCGTTAATATCGCAGAAACAACTTGGGCAATAATGCCGACGATAGTGAGGACCAGAGCGACAACACCGACATCATTTCTGACATCTAAATTCGTCCCTAATTTAATGTCGCTGTACTTTGCTTGAAGTGCAACAAACTCCAGGTATTCATCCTTGCTGATGTCAAGGATTTCAATTAGTTCGTGCTCGAATGGAAGGAGTTTTCGTGTCATCGTTCCATCCAGAAGTAGTGGCCCATGCCTTTAGGGATAGGGCTGCGAACTACATTTTTACTTGGGGCGATAAATAGGAGGCCGTCGTCCAAAACGGTGGCTAGCGCCAGGCCGACGTTGGCTGGCAACAGAGCCACTGCGCCTGGCGTGGGCTCGGTGAGGCGTTTGCCGTTTTCGTTCAGCCAGCGAATAATCAGCCGGTAACGGAATGTGGTCTCGGTGTAATTCTGGTATACCCACTCAAATTGAGAACGATAATCGCCAAAGCCGAGACGCTCGTGGACTTCACACGCCAGCTGAAAGCAGTCGGTTTTGCCGGATCCATCGCGGGGTGAGTGGCCCCAGCCATATTGCAGACCGATGAGATCGTTCACTGGAGGGATACGTTGGCGCTAACGGGGAGGGGGCCGACGAGCTGGCGTGTGATGACGCGGGCCGGGAAGTTGGAAATTACGCTGTCGATGGCTGAGCGGTAGCGCAACTCAATAGTAGTCTCGCTGATGCTGGAGCCAATGCCAACCAAGTATTCGACTTGGGTGGCGCCGTTGACCGCGATCTCGTTGGTGCTGGTTAGCCATACCGTTGAGAGCACCAGGCGTCCCAGGCGGTTGCCGTTGCCGGCATCCAGCAGGCGGATCGCAAAATCGACGTTGGGAAACAGCACCTGCACGATGTTGTTGTCGCCGGTGTTGTTTGAAACTGTCCCTTCGGCGCGGAAGGGGGCGAACTCGTAGCGCTGGTTTAGGTAGGTGTAACTTTCGTTTACAAAGTAGTTTTGATAGCGGTGTGTGGTGCCATCAGTTGTAGTTAGGTTGAAAAATTGGGCGATGCGGACGTCGACAGCCATTACGTGTCATCCGTAGTCGTGTTGCGGATCTCTCCAAGCAGCGTGATGGTCACGGTGTAGATGCCGGGGCGCACGGACTGGACTTCGGGGGGTTTTTCGTATTCCCAGCGCAGGTTGCCGCGGTCGGCTGTGTAGCTGGTGACTTCGGCAGTCAGTGCGGAACTCATGCCGGCCGTGACGTTATCGGATAGGCGGAAGCGGCTGTTGCTGGCAGTTTGAGAATGATAATGATTCAAGAAGGCGTCGACGGTTGCGTCGGGGATATTTTCGTATTGCAGTTCCAGTTGGGCGCCGTAAGGGCTGTTGCCGAAGGTGCGGCGGACGGTGACTCCAGACAGTGTGCGGAATGTTTTTTGCGGGTATACACCAGGGGTATACCGACGTGCGGTAGGTGTAAAGGAGGGAAAGTTAGCCATTAGAAGCCGACCCTTTTACGTGTGGAGGGTGACTGCTGGAGTTTGTCCAGTGTCATGGACATGCCGCGTTGGGCGCCGTCGCGGGCGGCTTGACGGCGGGTTTGAGCCATCGCAGCCTCCAGTTGATCCCGGCTGACGTATTCCACCCCGTTGATCGTGCTGGTCTCAAACGTCATGTTAAGGACAGGGCCGCCGCTGGCACCAGGGGCTGCGCCCATCGAGGCACGCAGGTCGCTGTTGGACATGACGCCGCCACTGGTACCAGGCACAAACAACTCGGGGCCGCGCTCGCCAACGAGGTAAGGGGTACCAGCGCGGGTTGGGCCGCCTCCTGCCAAACCGCCGCCATATTGGGCTGCGCCAAGGTTGAAGTTAGCTACAGAATCTGTAGCGCCTCCGCCGCCTCCGCCGAAGCTACCGCCACCCAATGCTTTGAGGACGGTTTGAAGAATGATCATCGTTAGCTGTTTGGCGATGATCTCGGATGCCATCTGAATAAAGGCATCGCCGACAGATTGGAAGAAGCTGGCGAGGGCTTCTTGGGTGGTCATCGTGCCAGAGATGATGCCCTGGAACGCTTGGCTGAAGGCCGTGCCAATGCTGTCTGCCACCGATACGGCAACGGTGCCGATGTTGGTCAGGTTATTTAGTTCGTCTTGCAGGGCGCCAATTCGTTTTTGGATGATTTCGCCGGCGGTTTCCGGGGCAGCAAGCTGTTTCTTGAGCGCCTCAATTTGCGGAAGCGCGTTTGCGTCAACTTGCCCGCCTTTTTTCAATGCCTCCATTTCATAAGCTATCCGCAAGCTATTGCGCTCTGCTTCTGTAGTTGCATTTTTCAGATTAAGCTCGTACTGCAGAGACTTAATGGTGTCTTCGGTAAACTCTTTACGCTCTGCGTAAATAGCGTTGAGCCGTATTTCATTTTCAATTTGTTGTTTTTTAACTGCGGCACGCCCTTCGCGTGTAATCGCAATCTGGGCTTCTAGGTTTTTCTCGTTTGCTAGTTCTTTAGCGTACTGGTACTGAATTGCCAGTATCCTTTCTTCACCTTGTAAACGAGCTACAAGAATAGGATCACGTTTGAGTTCCGCATCCGCAATTTTTTGCTGTAATCCGGACTGAATACGCAGTATCGAGGCTTCTGCATTGCGATCACGTACCACTTGAGCAACGCGCTGGCGTTCGCGCTCAGCATCCCTGGCAGCTCTATCTGCACCTTTGTCTGGACGAAGAGATTCCACGCCTTGCGTGGCGGAACGTAGCTGCCTGAGTCCCTGTAAAGCGTTAGTAAATATCGAAGATGGCGGATTATTTCTACGGTTTTCTAATACGCGTTGTTGACCAAAAATAGCCGGATCAATAATTTGTCCTTGACCGCCGCCCATAAAGCTGGCAGCAGTGGCAAGACCGGCAACAATACGATCTTGGATCGTTATTTGTTTTAGCCCCTCTTCTGTTTGTTTTATCCTTGCGTCAAGTAGAGCTTTTTGGAACGCAAGTTCCACGGCAGCCGAGTCGCCCAGTTTTATTTGATTTATTAGCTGAGTAGCTCTTTCAATTCCAATCTTCTCATACGCTCCAAGGATTACTTGGGCTAAATCAGCTTGATCTTTTGCTGCGGCTAGACCTCTGAGAATAGAAGCATCATCGCCGTACAAGAAAGCCAGCGATTTAGTTACGTTAGCGTCGCCAAAACCTGCAAAACTTTGCAGCAATTTTATAGCTTCATCGTTGGCTATACCGAAAGTTTTAGCGAGATTACTTACATCTTTACTGGTTACTTTTGCGGCATTTCCGGTGCCGGAAACTTGGGTATTTAAAACGGCTAGTTGTTTATTAAACGTATCAGCTTTTTCGGCAGCATCACCAAGAGCTGTACCAACGATGGACAGAGCAAAGCCGAAGCCTCCTCCTACAAGACCGCCAGCTAAGCCGCCGACAGCACCGCCAGCTGCAGCTGCCGGACCTTGCCCAAACAGCAGCGGAAAACCGCCACCAATAAGTGCGCTACTTATTGCACCGCCAGCTCTATTTGATAATCCACCTCCACGACCTATTTCTGCTGCAGTAGGAGTGGTTCCTGCTTCATAAGCCGCTCTTTCACGTAGTTTTGCGGCTCTTCTTTCTCGTGAGGCTTCAAGGCGATCTATTTCTCTTAGGCGAGTAACACTTTCCAGGCGTTCGTTATTTAGCCGATCTTCCGCAGTCTCTAATTGTTTAATACCTCGTGCGGAAGCATTAAGCATTGCAGCATCGGGCAATGCTTTTACTTGCTGTAACTTTGCAGCTTGGCCGGCGATTCCAGCGTACAGAGCATCTATTTGACTGAGTGGGCGTACCTGTTCCTGCAAGGCTTGCGCGAAGCGCAAGGCCATTGCGGCTTCGTCTTCTGTGCGTGCGCCCCCAAGACGTTCTACTGCTCCTGTTATTCGGCGGCGAGCACCACCGCCCATTGCCGGTGCTCCGGGGGCAGCGGGAGCCAGCAAAAGCTGGGCCGCAGGCGAATTAGCCAGTGCCCGTGCCGTCCCAACGGCTACAGCGGCCATTCGGTTAAGTTCTCCTCTAGCTTGAAGTTGTTTATTAAGAGCTTCAGCACTTTTCTGTTCTAAACGTAAAAGACCGGCTTCTAGTTGTGCCTGTTCTTCTGTAGCGCGGATAATCCGTTTAATACGTTCTTCGACAGGAGATTTTTGACCTACAAGAGCGCCTACAGGCGATGCCGGTCCCGGACCAATAGGGCCTCCATATTGCGTTGTTTCGCGGATACCAGCTCGCGCCAAAGCAGCTCTACGCTCTTCATCAGCTACTTGTTTTAATAGCTGAGCACGTTCGCGCAGTCCGGCATTTAACTCGTTCGTAGCTATTACATACTTTCTAGCTGCGAGAGTAGCTTCTTCCGTATTTAATGCGGCTTTATTAAAAGCTGCAGCAGCATCTGCAACTACAGTTTTTAAATTACTTATGCTTCTTACAATACCACCTGAGCCGATATTTTCTAGATAATTGTTTAATCCGTCAACTAATTTAGATGTCGCAGAAATTTCACTTTGCAGGCGCTTGAGTTCTTGTGCGCCACGAACCGCAATTTCAATATCGGCTCTGTAGGCCACGGCGCCGCGTCACATTCTGGTACTTCAGTTTACGCCGTAAAAAGCCGCCGGGGTTAGCGGCGGCGTCGGGCTTTGTCGATCTCCTTTTGCTGGTCCTCGTTGAGGATGCTGAAGTAGGCGCTCCAGCCGATCAGCTCTTCGGCGGTCATGGTGGTGCTGACTTCGGAGAGGGTTTTGCCTAGCTCTTTGGCGACTCCGAATTGGAGCATGAGCCAGTTGTCTTTCCGAAGTTCGGCACTCAGGATTTTGGGTCGATGGGCTCCGCGTCGTCGGTCAGGATCGCCAGCATCAGGGCTTGCAGGTCCTTGTCCTTGACTTCGTTCTTAAGCACGTCGATTTCGCCGGCGTTGAACAGGCGGGAGCCGGTATCGTCGAGGGCTTTGGCGATCAGCAGTTGGAGGGCGAAGGCGTTGGCGTCGTCGGACTTGGCTTGTTTTTGGGCGCGTTCGCGCTCGGCCATCGTCAGCGGTGCCACCCACATTTCAAATTTGGTGCCGTCGGAGAGTTCGACAATCTTTTTGACGGGCTCCAGGTTGGCGGCCTTGCGGAGGCGGTCAATGGCACGCAGTGAGCTGGGGGCAGGCATAGAAGTCCTGATGGTCTCGGATTAGTGTAGCGGAGTAGAGACAAAAAACCCCGGCGGTGAGGCCGGGGTTAGGGTTTCGTCCGTTTTGCAGACTATCAGGCGGAAGTGCTGAAGTCGAAGGTCGGGGTAGCAGCCGGGCGGAAGTTCACCGTCACGGACTGGGCGTCGTCAGGGTTGACGTTCATGCTGGCCGAGGTCAGCGTGGCGTCAAAGCTGATCGAGCGGCTGAGGGTGTCGCTCACGTTGCCGCCGCTGTACACGCGGTCGATGTACAGCTTGAAGGCAGCACCGGTTTGCTGGCGCTGGAGCACGTCCTCGATCATCCGGTTGGACATCGAAGCGTTCTCGTTGGTCATGTAGACCGTAGCAGTGCCAGTGCCGTCGCCGAAGCCGGCGATGTAGCTGCGGAAGGGGACGTACTGACCTTGGGTTTGACCGATGGTGGTGACGTCGATTTCGGCACGGTTGATTTCGAAGGTCCAGTCGCGGACTTGGCCCACGGCCACGAAATCGGCGTAGGCGACCTGGAACTCGTTGGGGGCAACGGCGGTGCCGTCGTCGGTCAGGTCAACAGCGGTGCCACCAGCGGTCGTCGACACCTGCAGCGCACCAGTGGCGGCGGTGTAGGCGATCACGTAGTAAGTGGTGACGGCAGACAGCGGGGCGGGCAGGGTGCCCGTGCCAGCGCCGCCGGTTTGGCTGTTAATCACGCTGAATTTCACGGGGTCGCCCACCTTGAGGTTCAGGTAGGTCTCGACCGTGATGGTGTCGGTACCGGTATTCACGCCAGACTCACCGAACGAGCCGGTGGTGCCAGCGGGCTTGTAGTAAAGAGCGCCGGACGTGCCGGACAGAACGGTGGTGGCCATTGGCGTACCAGGGGGTTGTTACAGGGCGGGCACTGCCCGGCTTATTACAGGTTAGCGCCTGTAATAGTTTCTTCCTACGACAGCACGGTAGCGACGTAGGAGGTGTCAATTCGCCCCACGAAATGGGGCGCATCTTCTGTAGCTGAAAATGTAGGGCCGTTGATTTCACCAACCTTGAAATAAACGCCGGTGGTGCCCTTTGTTGAGTTGTTGAGGGTTTCCAGCACGTTGACTGCGGTGGTTAGCAGGGTTTGGTTGCGGGCGGGGCCGCGGCCTTTTTCAGTGAAAATGCGAATGACTATTGCTCCACGGGCGTTGTCGACGCTGGAAGTCAAGGTGGGTTCGTTGGTGATGCCGAAGGTGACGTTGACGCGGACGTATTCGGTGGTCGTGTTGGGTGGAACGGCAGTGATGTTGTCGAAGTAGACAGGGACCGCTGGCACAAGGGCGCCAAACGCTGTCAGCAGCGGGTTTTCGACGGCGGCTCGGATGGCTTGGTAGTTCATCGGGCTGCCTTAAATGTCTTGTCCAACATTACTTGGATGGTGCGATCCATTTCTCCTCCTCCGGCATAAGTGGTGTACCAGTCAAGGGGCGCAGTGGAGCGATTACGGCCAGAACCACTGACGTCACCGCGCTTGGCGCCGGCGCTACGGAAACCGAATGTCGCTTGTCCCAGAGGTTCTCCTATCTTGCTGCGTTCTTCTTTTGAAGGCGGCGTGTAAGCCACAAGATCTCTAGCTTCATCTGCATAGGAGCAGAAGTTAGAGATGGTGTACACAACTTTGTCTGTAGTAAATACGGTTCTGAGCAAAGTTTGTGTAGCTTGACGCCCGCTAAACGGGGTTGTATTAAAACCTATAGCTTGAGGAGCACCAGCAGAGCCGGTGCCTCTTGCAATTTGGCCTTGTGGGCCTGTTATTTGCCAGGAATTTGCAAAGGTACCTGTCCACAGAGGTCCTTTATCTTGTAAATCCCGCACAATTTGTTCTGCCGCAAGCGTGGGGCCGACAAGGGCCAGAGAACCGCCGAGACGATCTAATTCTTTGATTAGAGCGTTCAGCTTTGCCATTACTGGGGCCTCGCTATGACGATGTGTAGGACGGGGGCGTCGCCGCGGTAGGTGTTGACGTTGAGGATTTTGGCTTCGCGGGTGACGCCGGCTTGGGTGTATTGGATGCGGTCGGCTTCGGTGGGGTAGTACGTTCCAAGCTCGTTGCTGCCGAAGATGAATTTGACGTCGGTGGCTTGGTACAGACCTTCGGATTCGCGGGGTGTGACGCGGGTGATGACGGCTTTGACCGTGACCGTGGTGTCGGCGCCGGTCACGTTGCCGGTGGTGGGGTCGTAGGTGCGGGGTGTGACGGTTTTGATGTACGTGATGTTTTGGCCCCAGTCCGCTAGGAGTGAGGTCGGGATTGGGGCAAATGTGTCGTCGATTAGGCCCATGTCACCCTCGGAAGAGGCGGACGGCGTAGTTGGCGGCGCCGCCCATGCAGTAGGGGCCTAGGTAGGTCTGGAGCCAGGGATAGACGTCGAAGACGTTGTTGATGACGCCGCTGGTCTGGCTGGATTTGTTGTATTTGACCTTGAGTTCGCCAAGTTCCACTTGGTCGTAGATGCCGGTGGTGCCAGTGCTGCCGGTGATGGCGTCGGTGTCGTTGGCGAAGGCGCGTGCCAGCTCGTAGGTGGCGGTTTTGATGCCGTCTGGGATCAGGGTGCAGGCGAGGTCAACGCCGTCGATCGTGTAGTCCTCACGGGGCCACTTGAGGGCTTGGGTGTCGGTGCAGCGGTCGCCGTAGAAGCTGAGGGCGTCGATCCAGCGGGTGGCAGAGATTAGGGCGCGGTTCTTTTGGTCGTCGGTTTTGTCGGTCCAGGTGCTGCTGTTGGGGACCGTCTCGAAATAGGTGTTGGCTCCCGCCAGCGTCACGTACGAGTTGGCCGAGGCCCCGCTCAAGGTGGCATCAATAACTGCGGCCACAGTCAGTACATCTTTTGTCTCAGTTTAGCCTCGCTCCAGCGCTGTCTTCGCTTGGGTGGGCTGCTGAGTAGAGCGGCGTGGTAAACATTGGCGCCTTGCATTTCAAGCTCGGCTTGCAATTCGGTGTGTTCGCCGTAGGGGACGTCAATAAACGAGCGGCAGTTATCCTGTAGTACGAAAAGCCGGACTACTTTCATGACTCCGCGTAAAGTTGCTGCAGAAGCCAGCCTAGAACCGCAAGAGGTCAAGGAGACCAAGGTTGCTGAGGCTTATGACTTCAGCAAAGTTCGTGACTGGGGCGTTGTTGCCAAAGAGATCAAGGCGCTCCAGGAGGCTGGGGTTAATGGCCTTGAGATTTGCGAGAAGTTGCAGGTCTCGTATGTGCTGGTGAATCAGGCGATTCTTCAGTCGTACAAGATGGTGATTGACTCGGTTGAGGGTTTTGCCCGACAAGAAAAGATGCGGTTGGGTATCGACGAGTAAGAAAAAAGGGGCTCCGAAGAGCCCCTTTCCTTTTGGCCACTGCCTATCAGTAGACGGTGACGTCGAAGGGGGTGTTGACCAGCAGACGGGCCACAGGCACCTGCTTGGTGGTGGAGAACACCAGGTTCCAGTTGCCGACGGTGGTCAGCGTGGAGTTGGTGGGGTTGTCGGTGCCGCTGGCCCACTTGGTACCGGTCACGTGGAAACCGTAGTGGTAATCCACGGCGATCACGTCCTGCATGGACAGGATGTTGCGGTCGGCGGCCAGGCGCAGGTCCTGTTGGATGCCTTCCGAGATCACACCGGACTTGAACAGGTACACCGGGTACTTCACCAGGTGGGTGGCGGTGCCACCGGTCAGGTAGGTCAGCTGGTCGTCGATCACCACGCGGAGACCGGCGAAGTAGGCGACTTCAGGCTGGGTGATACCCACGCCACCGCCACCCCAGGTCACGGCACCAGCGGCAGCCAGAGCGGAGGTGCTGAAGGTCAGCATCCCGACTTGCTGCAGGTAGTAAGCCACAGCGGAGTGCATGGCGATGGAGTCAAGCTCCTCGCCGCGCTCACCCAGCTTGTTCTTGGTTTTGATGACGTTGGCGACCGAGATGTAGTTCGCCTCGGTGGCGGTGGTGGTGCCGGTGGCGTCCACCTGGTTGGGGCCGAGCACGCCAGCAGCAGAAATACCACCGAACAGACCCAGCAGTTGGGACTTCAGGGTGGAGGTCTTCAGCTTGTTGATGGCGGCGGTCAGCTGGTTGCGGACGTGAGCCAGCGGATCGGCGCCAGAGCCCAGCTTGCTGAGGTCGTCGGCGGCGTAGGCGAAACCACGATGCAGAATCGTCATGATCTGCTCGTCGGCGGTCGACTTCTGAGGGGTCAGATAGCCGAGACCGCTGGTGCCCCAGGCGGCCGAGGAGAGGATTTGCTCTTCGGTCGGGTTGATGGGATCGAAGAAGGGCACGCGCACCCGGGTGCCGCCGCTACGGGCGTCCAGGGCAGCGTTGCGTTGGATGATGCCGCTTTGGATCCACTTCGATTGCTCGAAGATGCCCTCGCTGGTGTAAGCGAGGAACTCGGGACGTGCGACGAGATCCGACAGGAAAGTACCGCCGGAATAGTTTTCGAGAGAAGCAGCCATTGTGGGCTCCTAGTGGTTTACGGGAGTTGCCCCACAGGGGCTAGATGCCGGCTTCCGCTTTCAACAACCTGGCTTTGTCGGGATCCTTGCTAAGAAGGATCATTTGCTGGGTTACGTTCCAGCTGTCCTTAGACCAGGGGTTGGCTTGGCCGGGGAGGGCGGTGGCGCGGGCACTGCCCGTGACACCCATTCCAGCGCGGTTACTTGCAGCGAAATGATGCTCGTAACCACTGCCGGGATTTTTCAAGTTGGCGATATACTCGCCAACCGGAACTTCAATGCCTCCAACAACAGCCACAGGCTGACCGTCTTTGGCACGAAGGTTCTCTTGCAATAAACGATACAGCTGATCGGGTGCCAGCGCACCAGCGTGGGACAGTTGTGCGATGGCGGCCGATTTCACCTGTTCTTGTGTAAATCCTTGGCGGATTTCGTTGACTTCGGCTTCTTTGGCGGCCAACTGTTGCTTGAGGTCAGCAACAGTTTGCTGGGCTTCTTCCCAGAGGGTTTTGTACTCGCCAGACTCGGCCAATTTGGCGGTTTTGGCTTGTTCTTGGGCAGCCTTGATTTCTTCGAGCTGCTTCTGCAGGGTTTCGCGGTTTTCGCGGTCCTTACGGCGCTCGGCGATAAGCTCCGCGTTTTTGGCCTTGACAAGTTCCAGTTGGGTGGCCAGATCGGAGCTTTCAGCCACAGGCTGAGGCGCAACAGGCTCCACAGGAGTGGCTGCTGCTTGCTGTTCTTCAGGCACGATTGTGTACTACTTGGACGGTCTTAGTTTACAAGAAGAGAGTTAATACGTGCCATCGTCAAATTCGGCGGTGGACGACACTGAGACTTGCCCGTCTACAACAGTGATGTTGGTGCCGGCGGTGACGGTTGCGTTGGTGCCTGGGTCGCCGCGGGGGATGGTGAAATTCAACGTGGCGGCTGTAGACGTGCCGCTGTTGGTGACGATGACGCCGGTGCCGGGGCTGCCGGTGTTGACGGCTCCAATCGTGATGGTGGCGGCAGTGCCCGGGTCGCCTTGGGGACCTTGGGCGCCAGTGGCTCCTGTGGGGCCGGCAGGACCTTGGGGACCGGTATCGCCCTGTTCGCCTTGGGGTCCTTCAGGACCAGTCGCGCCAGTTGGACCGGCGGGGCCGGTGTCGCCTTGTGGTCCGGCTGGTCCTTGAGGTCCGGTGGCGCCTTGGGGACCGGTTGCACCAGTAGGTCCTTGGGGGCCGGTGGCGCCTGTTGCACCAGTTGCTCCAGTTGGGCCGGTGGCGCCAACGTCGCCGCGGGGGATGGTGAAATTGAAGATTGCGGCACTTTCGGTGCCGGTGTTGGTGACGCTGGCGCTAGTGCCGGGGGCGCCAGTTGTTGTGGCACCAACGGTGATGGTGGCGCCGCTACCGCCTCCGCCGCCAGGCAATGCTCCGCCGATTGTCAGACCCGTCACTTGCGTGCGGGTGACAAGTTCCATGCCGTCGCCCCAGCCGGCTTCGGTTTTGGGGCCGTACAGCGTTAGTGGGTCGGTTTGGATGTACCAGTCGCCGAGTTTTCCGGTGGAGGCGGAAGGGGTGTCGGTGCCGGATTTGATGCTGTTGAGGCGGCTGACCTTTTTGGTGAGGCGCACCAGGGCGGTGACTTGAGCAAGGGTGAGTTGCTCGTTTTTGGTGGCCATTAGCGGGAGAGCAGCTCGATCAGGCGGTCAACACGGTCGGGATTCATTTCGGCACGCTCCTCCATGTCCTCTTCGCCGGTGTTTTCGTTGGCTTCCACCAGCTCGGTGGCGTCCATCTCGGCGGCTTCGGCCTCGTCTTCGATGTTGATGTTGTCCGGCAGGACTTCGCCGCGACGCAGGATCTCCAGCAGCATCGCGTCGCTGATCTTGCCCATCTGGTTGAGTTGGGTCAAAACAGAGACGTCTTGGCCGATCAGGCGGTAGTAGTCGAAGTCGCGGTCGATCGTGATCTCGGGTGGCTCCATGCCCACGTACTCGGCGGCGAAACCGAACGCCTGGTTGAGGGCGCTTTCCAGTTCTTGGCTGATGATCGAGAGCACGCTGTTGGATTGGGCTTGGTCGATGCGCTTGGCCTCGGCAGACTCGGCCACAAACTTCTGGCCGAAGAGTTTGGTGACGCCCAGCGTCGACATTTGTTGCTCCAGGGACTGGAGTTCGGCCATTTGGGCGTCGAAACTGGTGGCGTCGGCTTGCACGTAGTACGCCTTGTTGCCCGGTTGCATGGCGATGGCGTAGTTGACGCCCATCGTTGCGCTGCCGGTGGTGTCGTCCCAGCCCTCAAGGACGAGGGTGGGCATTGCGGCGATATGCAGAGCGTGAATAAGGTCGGCTTGGCGTTGGTAGTGGGTGATGTTGAGGTTGGCGATGTCGAGCAGTGGCGGCTGAGAGCGCAACATGCCGCGGCGATTGCTGTAGATCGGCACCAGTGGGATAGCGTCGAGGCTGTAGCCGCCGGTTTCGCTGAACTCCACGACGTCTTGGCCCAGCGTGTACAGGTCGTATTTGCCGGGGTAGATCACCCGCATTTGCTCGATTTGCTCCTCGCCAAAGTCGTTGAGGGGGCGGGTTGTGTACTCGTGGATGCGGACTTGCACCAGGGGGGAGCCAGGCATCGTGCTCTCCTGGCGCCAACCCCAAATCTGGGGAGCGTCTACGTGAATGAAGTAAGGGCGGCGGCCTTGGGCGCGTTCCTCTGCCAAGTTACGGGCACCCATCGCTGCGGGATAGTCCACAAGGATGGCGCTATGGCCGAAGGTCAGGCTGCTTACCAACGCACGCCGTGCGTACTCGTTGATGTTGGAGCCCAAGCCGTCAATGTTTTGGGCGAGTTCCAGCCAGTAGGGGTCACCTTCGATGTGGATGGGTTTACGGAGGATGGCGCCAGCAGCGGTTTCGATTAGGCGGCTGGTGTAGGGGCTCAGGACGCTGCGGTCGACGCGGGTTTGGTAGGCGTCGTCGTCTTCGCGTGGTTCTTGCGGCAGATATGTTTCGCTCAGGTCGCGGATATAGTTCGTGCCGCGGGTGACGGCGGCCATCACCTGCCAATCCGGCATCATCGCAATTACGTCCAGGCTGCGGACGAACGGCGACTCGCTGACTACAGCTCCAGTCGGTGGGATGTTGGCGCTGTAGACCACGGCTTGACTCCTACTTTGTACCTATTTTGGCAGTGAACGCGGCAACCTTACCGTGCGTGAGTGGAATACGCCCGTACGAGAGCCGTGGAATCCGGTTATTCACCAGTGTTTGCGGGCTATTGATGAGCACATGCGCCAGTACATGAAGAGTGGGAATGTTTGGCACTTGGAGAAAGCTGATGGACTCAGAAAATATGTCAAAGAGTTGAAAATGTGGATTCATAAAGTTGAAGGTAGGTAGTCACCATTTGACCTTGTTTGCCCAGTAAGCGGCGGACATTTTGCCTTTGGCGATATTTTGGGCGTGACGAGCTTTGAATGATGCCCTTCTGGCCTTGTCTGCTGCTGACTCTCCTTTTTGTGCTGGTGAGCCAGATACGCCTTGCTGGCCGAAACGGATAAGTTTCACCTGGTCGCCTTCTTTGGCGAGTACCACGTGGGATTTTTTCGGGTGGTTGGGCGTGCGCTTGGGTTTGTTGTAGCCGGCAAATTTCTCGCCGCGGTATTCAATCGTCATCTTCGTCTTCCTCGTCGTCGGGGTCGGCGATTGGCACCAGGATTTCGATGCCGTGTGCCAGCATCGTAATGAAGCCGCCCAAAGTCTCGGGTTTGGAAGGCGTTTTGAAGACGAAGGTGGCGTTCGTGGTGCCCTCTTCGCCGTCAATTTCGATGTGAAGGCAGCTGCCAGTAATGGTTTGGATGGTCATCAGCCGTGATAAGCGACGGCGATGTGGGGAACAACGCTGGGCGTTCCAGAGCTGATGGAGGCAATACGCATACGGATCTTGGCGGCAGGTTTGCCGTCGTAGAAGTAAACGTATTGACCGTTGGAGTTGATGGTTTTGCTGCTATCAATGGTGAACCAGTTGCCGTTGCCGTTGAAGCTGCATTCCAGGGCAAGTTGGAAGTTGGCGCCGCCGGTCACGGTTGCGGCGAAGGTATAGCTACTGGATTGGGCATGGACTTCCATCCACTGATCCACGGCGGTCATTGTGGCGCCAGTGAACTCGACCACGTTTGTGAAGCGGTCGACGGCGGTGTTGGCAACGGCGGCCATGGCTATTTGCTCCGTTTTTTGGCGGTTTTGGCCGCGGCTTTGAAGGCGGCGGCGGTTGGGGCACCCTTGGTTCCAGGCTTACGCATCTTTTCGCCGCTGCCGGCGGCGATGCGCTTGCGCTTGGCTTGGATGTTGCTGTAAAGACCGCGTTTGGCCATCACTTCTTACCTTTTTTGGTGGGTTTTTTGCGTGCCATGCCGGCTTCGCTCATGGCGATGGCGATGGCTTGCTTGCGGCTCTTCACTTTTTGGCCCGAGCTCGACTTCAGTGCGCCTGATTTGTACTCAGACATCACTTTTTCCACCTTTTTCTGGGCTTTGGTGGGCTTTTTTGCGGCCATCTTGTAGATCCGATCTACTTACCACACACGATAGTTCGTCTTGCCCAGGTTCTCGGGCTTGGCCAAGTTGAAGGTTTGTAGGCATAAATACCCAAGGGCGTCGAAGGCGTGGTCGACGCCGAGATTCTTGTTGGGAAGGCCCGTTCCAGGGGCGTAAGTAAGGGTGCGGAGGGATTTGATTAGTTCTTTGCAGCGGGGGTGGATGAAGAGGCGGCGTGTTCCAGAGGCATCGAGGAGGGCGGTGTTGACGCAGGTGATTTTGTCGCGGATTTTCCAGGGGTTTCGGGGGCTGGAGACGGTAAAACCTGATTTGCGGAGGATGTTGTGGTCGGTGGCGCCAACGCCGCTGGTTTTGCGGGCGCCGCCGGTGGGGTCCGGACAGGCGATGATGCGGCGCTCCACGCCGTAGCGGGATTGGACTTCTTCGCAGAGGTCCCAGGTGGTGGCGCCGCCGGTCATGATTATTTCGTCGAAGACCCAGAGCACGTCGCCTTTTTTGACGGCGCAGATGGCGGACATAGGGTCCACGTTGAAGTCCACGCCGAGGAGTAGGGGCAAAACAGGCAGGTCTTGCACCACGCTGTCGATGTTGTCGTCGCTAAATGAGACGGCGACAAGACCGCTGAGATTCTCGAAGCTGGCCTCAAATTCTTGGCGGAAGGTGCGGGCGTCGAGTTGGGCGCGAGCGGCTTCAATCTCCTCGGGTGGGACGTTATCGCCGTCGATCGTCGTGAATTGCCACCGGCTCCAGTCCGGGTCGTCTTGCTCGCAGTAACACCAGAGGTCGTAGAACCAGCTGGCTGTGCCGTCGGGGGTGGAGATGAATAATGCCCAGCCTTGTTTGTCGGCGAGAGCGGGGCGGATCACCTCGAACCAGACGTCGCTGGACATGAAGGCGGCTTCGTCGAGCACCACGCCAGCCAGACTGCGGCCTCGCAGGGCCATGGCGTTTTCAGTGCCCTTCAGTTCGATGGTGGAGCCGTTCACCAGCTCGATTTTCAGGTCGGTCTCGTTTTTGGATTTGATCCAGGCTTTTGGGACGAGTTTTTTTAGTACCTTCCAGGCGATGTCTTTCGCCATGCGGTAGGTGGGGGCGGCGTAGAAAAAGGTTTCGCCGGGGCGTTCGATTGCCCCACGCAAGAGTTCGATGCAGGAGAGGTAGCTTTTGCCGAAACGGCGGCCGGCGACCAAGACACGGAAGCGTTTGCGGCTGGAGAAGACTTGCCCCTGGGCGTAGCGGAGCGAGAGGGTTCCAGCCGTGTCGGTCACTTTTTCGGGTACGGGTACCTTCTAGGGTATTACAGGAATTGAACCCCTGCCCCCTTCAGCGTTTTGGGGTCCAGGTGCAGTAGTTGCCGGCGCTGTAGGTGCCGTACGGGCAGGGGCTGCTGGTTTGGGGGACAGCGCGAACCGGCCTTTGCATTGCGGCGTTCGGGAGACAGTAACTGCCTTGGGAGTAGTAGCCGTAGGGGCAGGACGAGCCAACCTTCGTGATTGGGTAGGCGGTGGCGAGTACCAGAGCAAGGGAAAGCATGGGAATGTAGTACAGAAGAGCTTAGTTTAGCACAGTAGAAGGAAAGTCAGTTATATCAGTAGGTTCCCTGGGACCCGCACCCGCGCCGCCAGAACCCGAACCCCGCCCCCGTCAAGGGGTAGGGCCGGATCTGTTGCAGTTCTT